TTTTTTTTTTTTTTTTTTTTTTTTTTTTTTTTTTTTTTTTTAGAGAAAAGCTGAGAAAAAGAAGCTGGGACAAACCCTCTGGGCGACCCGCTGGATATAGCCAAGAAAGGTCACAAAAATATAGGGAAAAACGGCGCGGAATGTAATGCGAAATGGATAATGCGTTATAAAACGTCAAATTTTGACTATTCTGGCGCACGCATACGGTGCGTGAAAAGGTTGACAAACTGGCCAAACGGAGTTATGGTGGCGTTATCATGCAATTGCATGAAATACAATTTAGGAGGTGTAGCAATGGCAAAAGGAAAGGTGACGGTGGTAAGGGAAGGAGCGGAGCTGGTTTTTAATGACGGTGTTATTACTAAACGGTATGACATTGACGCATTGCCAGATGACATGCAGGAGCAATTGAAATATCATGGTGCTATTCAAAAATTGCGTGACAGTTTTGCTGGTGATGTTGACAATTGGTATACGCATACGGATAATGTATACAACGCATTGTCAAACAATGAATGGTCTAGAAAGCCAGAAAGCAAACTAACGCAATTGAAAAAAATGGTTGACGCTGGCGTGTTTACACAAAAGCAGATTGAAGCATTACATAAAGCTGGGCTAATCAAATGATAGCATGAAATGCTTGACAAGCCCAAACCTGCACGGGGTATGGCCTTTGTGGCCATGCCCTTTCTTTTTGTCCGCTGGCGTCAGCCCAGACGAAGCCCCCTAAGCCCCCAAGGGCATCCGCCCTGATGATAGACACAGTCCAAAATTCTCCCTGACCAAGATTTCAACCCACTCTGCTGACGCAGAGTCAGCGCCGTAGGTGCGTCCAGTTGTGCTGGAAATGTCCCGATGAACATTTGTCCATTTACGCATTGACTTGCGTCAATGTCATGGTATAATGTTATCATGGGACGGCCTAAGAAAAAACTTGATGAAGAGGCCATATTAGACCTTGTAGAGCGAGGTCTTCCGCAGAAAGAGATTGCTGAAGAGCTTGGTGTTAGCGCACCGACGCTGGCAAAGCGGATAGCTGACCTTCGGGAGAAGCAAGGCCTTCTGCTGAAATACCGTGCGTTGCAGAGCTTGCAGCTCACCGAGCTGCAGTGTAGGGTGCTAGAGGCTATAACACCAGAGAAAATTGAAGAGGCCCCACTTCGGGACCTCGTCCTTGCGTATAAAGTTCTGAAAGACAAGGAGCAATCCATTGAAGGACTACCGTCGGACATCAAAGGTCTTGTTGGCTACCTGGTCGAGCTTGAAAAGAGCAAGCTTGACAGCGAAGCTGGTGATGCTGATATTATTGATGTTACTCCTAGCAATGGAGATGGGAGCAATGCCAGAGACAAGAGTGGTATTGACAAGACTGTCAACTAGCAAAGCTGGCACGTTCGGGGTGCTCTCTGTGAATGGAGTGGCTGCGCTTGCCACACTTGAGCCGCCAGAAGCGATTGTGCCACCTGGACAATACAAGCTTCGCAGGCGGTGGTCGCCACGCTTCAAGCGCAAGCTTTTTGAGGTTACAAATGTGCCAGGACACACAGATGTGCTGATTCATCCAGGAAACACAATCAAAGACACCAAGGGTTGCATCCTTATCGGAACAACGAGGGAGGGCGGAGCCGTGCTTCAAAGCCGCAAGGCTCTCGAAGAGTTTCATCGCCTTCTGGGCGACAGCTCCGCTGTCTTGGAGGTGAGGGATGCGTGGCCTTAATCCCGTTGTACTAGAACGTTTGCGTTCTTGGCAGGACAACCCGTTGAGGTTTGTGCAAGAATGCTTCAAATGGCCGAAGGGCCAGGGGCCAACATTCCAGCAGAGAGATGCTCTTCAGGCAATAGCCTTTAGAAAGCGTGTCAGCATTAGGAGTGGCCACGGCTGTGGCAAATCAGCGGTTGCGGTGTGGATAGCCCTTTGGTTCATGAGTACAAGGGCGTATGCCAAAGTGGCCGTTACAGGTCCGACAGGTCGGCAGCTGTATGACATATTCTGGGCTGAGCTTGCAAAGTGGTTCAGACGCAGTCGTCTGCAGGACGAGTTTGTGATGCAGAAAGGGAAATTCTTTTACAAAGCTGCACCCGAAGACTGGTGGATAAGGCTGATAAGCCCGCGGGTGAAAGCCACGAAGGAGGAGCAAGCGGAAACACTTGCTGGTCTGCACGGCGACCATCTTCTCATCATCGTAGATGAGGCCAGTGGCGTGCACGACCCTGTGTTTGTGCCACTGGAAGGGGCCTTGACAAGGCCCGACAACAAAGTCCTGTTGATTGGAAACATGACAAAGTCTTCTGGATATTTCTACGACACGCATTTCCATGCTGCCATCAAGCGAAAGTGGGTGCATTTGCACTGGAACAGCGAAAAGTCACCTCTGGTGACGAAGGAAACTGTAGAATACTTCAGAGATAAATATGGCGAAGACAGCAGCGTTTACGCTGTGCGCATAAAAGGCGACCCTCCGCTCACAGACGAGCGGGCTCTCATCCCGCTGGAATGGAGTCGTCAGTGCATCGGCAATGAAATTGAAGTTGCTGATGACGAACCGCTCTATTTGAGTGTGGACATCGCCAGGTATGGCGATGATGTCTCTGTGGTGATGCCCCGTAGGGGCCTTAAGGTCTATGAGTGGGATGTCTTCAAAGACATGAATACGATATCGCTGGCAGGAAACATCCTGCAGATGTATACGGAGCGTAATGCTAGCGGTGTCATCCTTGACGAAATCGGTGTTGGAGCGGGTGTCGTAGACTGGCTTGAAAAGCACGGAATGGTCAACTGTTACGGAGTAAATGTGTGCTGGAAATCTAGCGACGTCAGTCGCTATCACAGGCTACGGGACGAGCTGTGGTGGACAGTGCGAGAGAAATGCATGCGAGGCCTTTACTCGTTTCCTCCAACGGAGGAGTCGGAGACATTGTGTGACGAGCTGGCTTCGCCAAAGTATGACTTCAATGTCCAAGGCGGTATTGTTGTTGAGAGCAAGAAAAAGATGCGGGCTCGTGGTGTCGGAAGCCCGAATAGGGCTGACGCTCTCGTGTTGAGCGAGTATATTAACAGCGTAGCTCACAGGGTGTGGCCTGTGAAGAAGACGACTGATAGGTCTTCTGTAAAGTATTATGCAATAGGTGGAGAACACGCTTGGATGGTAACATAGGAAAGGTAATTTGTGTCAGCGACTTGCACGTGCCATACACGAGTAGGTACTTTGTCCGCTTTGCGGACTATGCCTGCGAAGCAGACATGGTCGTCTTCGACGGGGACATTTTCGACCTGGTGAGGTGCACCATTGAAGACATTAAGAGCAGCTACATAGGACGGGAGCTTATCAAGGCTGTGAAGCGGATAGCTGAAGCGACTAAGACGATTTTCGTCTTGGGCAATCACGATATGGAGCTTGAAAAGGCGCTTCGTGAGCTGCTGGAAGCGGAAATCCCTGTCTATTCGTCATACCGTTCGGGTAGCATGCTGTGCATGCATGGCTGGCAGTTTGACCCAGCATGTAGATGTTGGAACTGGCGATTGCTGGCGAAAATTGTCCCGCGGTTCTACCGTCCACCTTCTGAATGGAAGGCGAGGAACAGAGAGAAATGGCACAAGCACGTGGGGCGAATTTATTCCGAGATATTCTCTTTCCTTGAAAAGGAAAGGTGGTGTGACCTGCTGGTTGTGGGCCACACGCATTATCCCAGCTATCATGTG